GTCAATTGCATAAAAAGCTGATACTAAGGCATCATCTCTAAGTACTTTCGCACCATAGACATGTAAACCTCTAACAATATCACCAAACGATGTTGGGTCTCTCAACACTTCTGTTGAAAGGATAGTGTTAGCAGTAGCAGTAGAACTCATATGTCCAGCCATAACTTTACCAGTAGCCGTTGTAGGCGTAGCGATATTGTTAGATTTGTACATATCAAATCCTCTTAGTTTTCCACTTGAAACTAAACCATTTCTGATTGAGCCTTGACCAGCGTTAAAGTCAACACTTAATAGCTTAGAACCAGATTGTGACAACTCTTCATAGAATGAAGGAGGTGCAACAAACCATCTACCTTCTTCAGGTACATTCTGGTCGTCTAAAAGTCTTGCCATTCTTGCCATAAGGTCAATAGCATCTACACCAGTTCCGTCTGAACCTAATAGGTCGACAGAAGCTGTAGTTTCTGCAACACCACCAGTACCGGCAGCAGCATCTGCTCCGATGATATGGTCAGGTGATGAAGCTGATACACCAGCAAACATAGTTGCTAAAACAGCAGCATCATATGAATCTTTCAATGCATATGCAGCAGAGCTTGAAGCAACTTCTTTGAAGTTCACATGTGACATATTTGTTTCAATATCATCTACGATGAATTTGAAAGCTTTAGCACTGTCAACAACCAAAGTTATTTCTTGGTCAGTTAGTTTTGTGTCAGTAGTATCGCTACCTCTTGTGTAGTCTGATACTGAAATGACAGGTTCTTTGATAATCTTTACAGAGTCTCCATAAGCAGATATTTCACCAGCATAGTCGGTGTTAGTAATAGCTTCTACCACTGAGGCTTTTCTAAAGAAGTTTAAAACCTTTTTAGAGTAAACCGAAGGTAAAAAGAAACTATTAGTTTGTCCACTTACGGAGTTTGCAAAGTTAGCATCGGTATCAGTTGCGGGTTCAAAATATTGAGCCATGATACATTCTCCTTTAAGTTAATTATAGTTTATTTAATGATTCTGCCTTCTTGCATTGCATCTGATATTTCTTTTTCAAATTTATCAAATTCAGCAACACTCATTGCAGCAATCTCCTTTTCTGACCATACTTTCTGTTGAGTTGGTTCTATACTTTTTGTTTTAGTAGAAACCATATCTGCAGCAGATTTTCTGGTCGGTTTAGAAGATGACTTAGTCTTTACAGGTTCAATACCAAAATCTTTTTTAAACAAATCTAAAGCACGTGAAGCTAGGTCAGCATCGTCAGCATTTGAGTATATCCAATCTTGAATAGACTTAGGCTGCTCTTTTGCCCAACCATGAAAGTCATCACTATTTCTGATATCTTCAAAATCAGGATGTCTTTCCATTAACCTTTTTTCTGCATCTTGTCGTACTAACTGATTCTCTCTTTCTTGAAGTTTACTAAGGCGTTCTTCTAGAACTTTTGCTTTAGTCTCACTTTGCATGTGAGCAACAGTTTCTACAACTTCATAAACATCAGGATATTGATTTTTAAAATCTTCAAGTTCTTCTTCAGTTTTTGGAGCTTTATATTCGGTTCTATTTTTAGTAGCTTCCTCTATTAACTCTTGTTCTCTGCTTTTGAACTCATTAAGTTTACTATCGTAATGTTTTTTCAAATCATCGTATCTTTTTTTATAGTCTGGTTTCTTATAAGGTGTATCCTTAGTAGTCTCCAGTTCTTCAGTATTAACACTTCCTTCAGCTTCCACTTCAGTTATGTCATTACTTTTAAAGAGTTTATTCTTTTCAGAAGGCTCTTCAAAAAACATACTTTCTGATGATATAAAAGGTTTATCGTCTCCTTTGTGCCAATCTTTCTTTGCGTTATAAGGGTTTGGCGTTTCCTCTTTTTGGACTGTATTAGTCATTTTCTTTTCTCCTACTCGGGGCTTCGTTTAACAAGGTAGCTGCGTTTGTCGACTGTGCAGGGCTTGTTCTTGTAAAGGTAGCCTTTTGGTTTTAGTTTGATAAAGTGCCAAGTATCCTTGGGTGGCTTTATCGTTTATCTGAAACGAGGATTAACAGACAACATGCTTTTCTTTAACTCTTCTTCAGCAATTTCTGAATCTAAAGGTCTTCCATATTGGTCAACCTGAGAGTCTTCGTCAAGCATTGTGCCTCCCATTCTCATTCCTTGTCTTTCATCTGCTTTAGCTTCAGCATCTTTCATCATAGACATTAAAGTGTCTTCTCCGATTTCTTCTACAGCTTTTGCAGTAAAGACAAATTCTCCATCAGATAACCTTGCGGGTATGCTGTCAGAGACTCCTGAACCCGGACCTTCAACAGGAC